CAAGAGGAACTATACAACCGCACCCTGCTCCGATATGAGTTCCCCCACGGGTCTTATATTGAGTTTTTCAGCGCAGACCAAAGTGACAAGATGCGGGGGGCAAGGCGTGATGTCCTGTTCGTGAACGAGGCCAACAATATCGGATGGGAGGCATATCACCAACTCGCCATCCGTACACGGCAGGCCATCTACATTGACTACAACCCCGTGCAGGAGTTTTGGGCGCATACCGAAGTCATGCACGATAAGGATTCCGAGTTCCTGCTGGTAACCTACAAGGACAACGAAGCCCTTGATGCTTCCATCGTTCGGGAGATTGAGAAGGCCAAGGTCAAAGCCGAAACCTCCGCCTACTGGGCGAACTGGTGGAAGGTGTACGGCCTCGGTCAAGTCGGGACGCTCCAAGGGGCGATATACGGGGACTACACGGTGGTGGAAGGGATTGACCCAAGCACGATGAAATTCGTCGCCTACGGGCTTGACTGGGGGTTCAGCACGGACCCCACGGCCTTGGTCGCAGTTTACCGTAGGGGCGACGACTTGTTTGTGCATGAGTTGCTCTACCATCGGGGGCTGACCAATAGCGACATTGCCACCCGACTGAAAGAGTTCGGCATCACCCGTGCGTGGGAGATTGTGGCCGATTCGGCAGAACCCAAGAGCATTGAGGAAATCTACCGCTTGGGGTTCAACATCAAGCCCGCATCCAAGGGGCCCGATTCGGTCAGGCAGGGGATAGATGTGTTGAAACGGTTCAACCTTCATGTGACCAAGGATTCCGTGAACTTGATTAAGGAACTCCGCAGTTACACCTGGGCCACCGACAAGGACGGCAAGGACACGGGGGTCCCCATTGATTCGTACAATCACGCCTGCGATGCTCTCCGCTATGTGGCCCTCAACAAATTGGCGGTCAGTAACTCGGGGAAGTACTTGGTGGTGTAACTTTGGGGCATGAAATACTTCGTGTTTTACAACAACGACGCTCAAATATCAAACGAGGACGCTGCTGTTCTTTCTGTTCTTTGTTTGGCTATACTCCTTTTCTGTTCGTGGCTTTATCTTAAAGATTGACCATGAACCTCGAATCAATCCTTGACCTCGCCCTCGCCATCGGTCGGGTCGTGCTGGCCTTGGTGTTTGTCGGCTGCATCTTAACCCTCCTTATGCAATGAAATGGATAGCCTGCAAAGACCGAATGCCTAAAGATGGGGAAGATGTAATCTTTTTGGCTTTTGGTGTAGATATACTGGTCGGGTTCTTTTCGGAATCTATGCAAGAGTGGTGTATTCATTATGCTAATGAGACATACCCAAGAAAAAATCAAGTAACCCATTGGATGCCGCTCCCCGAACTTCCAACAAATACCCAATGAAACTCATCCACTACTACCACATCTATTGCGGCGGAGGCGGCCAATGGCAACTCATCATGCACCAACACATGATGGCCCTGTGCAATTACGGGCTGATAGAACAACTGGACGAAATCCGTGTCGGCATCGTTGGCCCTCCCGACCAGCGGAAGGTCGTGAAAGAAATCTTGGACAATTCGCTCGTCGCCGCCAAGATTAAGGTGGTGGTCACCCGCACAAACGCTTGGGAGCAAGCCACGCTGACCGAGATGTACCGAGCGAGCCAAACCGAGGATGCGGCGTACCTCTACGGGCATACGAAGGGTTCTGCAAATCCTTCCTTGGTCGCCCAACTATGGGGGCGCAGCATGATATTCTTTACCATCGTGGCTTGGGAACGCTCCCTTGCAGAACTGGAGAAAGTGGACTGCGTGGGAACGCATTGGCTAAGCACCGAGCAATTCCCCGAAATCAAGGACCAAAACAATCCCGACGGTTACCCCTACTTTGCGGGGAACTTTTGGTGGGCCAAGTCAAGCCATATCCGTGAACTCGGCGAACCCCTTCGGGAACACCGCTGGCAGGCCGAGCATTGGATTGGGAAGCGGGAAGGCATGACCGTGTACGACCCCAACCCAGGTTGGCCCGACCCAAGTAAGTTTGTCATCACATTCTAACCATGTACGCACTACTTCCAACCGACCGACCCATCCAAGGCATTGAGATTGGATTATGGGAAGGGGTCAACGCAGTCCGACTGCTGACCAAATTCCCTAACCTACATCTCACAGGCATAGACCCGTTTGAAGGCTATGACGATTGGCACGGCCATATCCCTGCCGATTCCATGCACCAACGGGAAGGCGTTACCATGCGAGCCTTGGAACCCTTTGCAGACCGATTCACACACATCAAGCGTTACTCGGATGCAGCACTTGAACTGCTGGCCGACGGAGCCTTTGATTTCGTTTACATTGACGGCGACCATTCCCACAAATGGGCAAGCCACGACATCACGAAGTACTGGACCAAGGTCAAGTCGGGAGGCATCCTTTGCGGCCATGACCGTTCCCTTTCGGGGGTGGCCCAAGCCCTTGTTGATTTCGGCCATGAGTTCACACCCACCGAGGAACCGCAGGGCGATTCTTGGTATATCGTAAAGCCATGAAACTACTTGCCAATATCGCCTACCACCACCACCCGAACAGGGTGGAGAACTTGACCAAGGTTATTGAGGCCATCAAGTCCTACCCCGTGCAGGCTGAAATCTTTGTGGACACCAACGACCCGCAAGCGGCTCACGAACTCGCTCACCTTCCCGTTACCTTCCACGCTCATACCAGCATGGGGCATCCTTGGGAATTGACCAGCAAGCACCGAATCCGCATCGCAGAGGTGTATCGGCACTTTGACTGGGTGGCCTACTTTGAGGACGACATGATGCTTCCCAAGGAAGGGTTCGTCAACTTCACCAAGCAGTTCGACCCGATGTTTGAGGACAACCTGTACCCGTCCTTCACCCGCATTGAAACTTACCTCGACAAGGAAGGCGAATTTAGCCCCGACATTACATTCAACTTGACACCGAATATGTGGCGGGAATGGAACGGCAAGACCTACGCAAGCCTTCCGTACTACATCAACTACCACGCTTTTTGGATGTTCAGCACCAAGCGGCTCGCCGAGGTGTTGAGCCGCAACCCGCAAGCGTTGCAGATGATACCCAACAACGGCCTCTATCGGGAATCCCTTGCATCCATGCCGATTTGGTCCTTGGAACTCAAGCCGATGCTGGAGATGGATGAGAACGGCGAACTTGCGGACCATTGCAAGGTGTATCACTTGACCAACAACTATTCCAACCAAAGCAGGGACATCAAGGAAATCTTTAGACGATGAAACTTGAAGAAAAGATTGCCGCTTTGCGGTTGGTTCCAAGAATGTTTTTTTTGCCGCTTGACTACTTGAACGGCAACAACCGCATCGATGGCCTCGTTGACCTGTGTGACAAATACATCAAGCCGACCGACCACGGCGTTGAGGTTGGCAGTTTTTCGGGGGTAAGCAGCAGGGTCATTGCCCTGCATTGTGGGCAGTTGGATTGCATTGACCCTTGGGACATTGGGGGTGTATTGACGCAAGCCGAGCAGATATTTGACGCTATGCTCCCCGATTACCCGAACATCGTTAAGGTCAAATCAACCAGCGTCCAAACGGCCCAGCAATATGCGGACCATTCGCTTGACTTCGTGTATGTGGACGCTGACCACTCCTACGCCTCGGTGGTGGAGGACATCACCGCTTGGAAGAACAAGGTCAAGCAGGGCGGGTTTATAGCGGGCCACGATTCGTATATGCCCGAAGTACTGCAGGCGGTTCGGGACTGTCTTGATGAACCCGACCACTTCTTCACCGATACCAGTTGGCTCGTTAAGTTATGAAACTCCAAGACCTCACCATCGACCAATTTCAACGCATCGCTGCGCTGGAGTTCAGCCCCGTCCTCACGGACTACGACAAGCGTGCAGGGGTCGTGGCGATAGTGGAGGGTGTAGATGTATCACTCGTCCGAGAGATGCCCGCCAAGGGGCTTACAAAACGCTACAAGACCATCATTGCGGAGTGGAACGAGTTACCCACCTTGGCTTATCGCAGGCGGTTCAAGGCGGGGGGCAAGTGGTGGATTCCGACCGTGTTCACTGACGAGTTGACCGCTGGGCAACTCATTGACCTCATGGACACCGACACGACCGACGAAAAGAAACTTGTCCAAAACCTGCACCGCATCATGGCGACCCTTTGCAGGGAGGGCGGGTTCCTCGGTTACTTCCCCAAGAAATAC